TTGTAATACTAAACCCGAATAGTTCTGCCATAATTTATCTCCTATACTAATACTTATATAAGTTTTAAAAGAGGGGCCGAAGCCCCTCTAGTGTACTTAAATATTAAGTAGTAGTGTTTGTGTCAAAGAATTGGTATTCTAAAGTCACCTCAAATTCCTCAATTACAGTTTTCTCATCATAATCTAATGGAATCGCAGCAATTGCTGTTGGGTATACACCTCTTAAAGTGTATGACTTTATTGTATTACCGTTTCTATCCAAGTGATCTAGGAACGCATCCACTTGATAATCAACTGGATTTGTTAGACCTTCGTTATCACTCATATTGTTTATACCGTTCTGCCATCTTTCAAATGCGTTTCTTAATCTGAAATTTGTGTCGTTATAAACAGTGACTGACCACGCAGGAATCGTTCTGTCACCAGCAATCTTAATCGCTCTACCTCTAAAAGGAACATTAATGTTCGCAATTTCCATTGAAGGAATAGATGTAGCTTTACATAAGAAAGCCAAGTCTTCTATTTCGCCACCAACACTTGCATAACCAGGAAAAGGCATTGTTACCTTAAACTGATTGGCTCTAGCGCCACCACCTGCAAGTTTAGCTTTGAAGTCGTTAATGTTTGCCATTTTATTTCTCCTCTACCTTAACCTGCAACTTCGTCAAAAGAGACGCCAGTTCGTGTTGCAACGAAAGATAATGTGATAAAGTTGATACTTCTAGCTGGTTTAATGAATATCTCAGCTATAAATTCATTTCTATCAATTACTTCGCCTGTGTTGTTAGTTTCATCACATACTACTAAAAAGTCTGTGATACCTCGTCTACCTTGTACTTCTCTTAGGAAAGGCTCTACAATGTTTCTAAAGTTCGCTCTTGTAAATTCATCATTGAATTCAAACAATTGGAATTTAGAAGCTGTAGCAATTGCCTTTTCTAATACAATAAACAATCTTCTTACGTTTATTCTATCAAAAGCACTTGGAGTTGTTAGACCTGTCTTATCGCCAAACAAGATTGTACCTTGACCTGGGAACGTAGCAACTGGGTTGATACGTGCTGGGTAAAGTATATCTCTTTGAGATTTAGTTGGGTTGTAAGCCAACTTAACTGCGCCTCTAACGATACCTCTGTTGAAACCAGCTGGTGAAAACCAACTATCAGCAACAGAATCTGTTCTAGCCGCAAGACCCGCTAAATCACCATTTAGTGGAACAAATCTATACAAGTCAGCGTATCTGTCGTATTGGTATTTGTAACCACTATCAAATACAACATATGAAGACGATCTAATTGTATTGAAAAAATCAATTGTATTAGATGTCTGTGTATTTGAGTTAGTGACATTAACTACATCAGCTCTTTGTGGTGAAGCAAATACAACTGCGTCTTTTCTTTCTTCAGCAATTGTAATTAGGTTGTCAACATGAGTTGCGCTACCTGAAGGACCAGCCATAATTAGACCAACATCAACTGTATCAGCATCTTGGAATTTCTCGTATGCTGTTTTTAATTGACCGTCTGTTACTGCAGATCCATTGTTTCCACCAGATAATGATTCTAAACTGTTAGTATTTACAGCTGTGAAAGTTACTCCAGTTGCTGCGCTACCCCAGTTAGTACCAGTTGTTAAGTGATCCATCCAATAAATGTATTGTGATCTATTGTACAATACTTCTGGATAGTAGTTTATGTCTCCTTGTGGAGTTTTTGCATCTGACGCTTTTGAAAGACTAGAAAATGATTCTAATACTCTTCCTGGTTCGCCAGAAATTACGCCGTCTTCGTCAACAACAACAATGTGTAGTTCATCATTTGATCCGCCTCTTGCAGATGCAAACGCTGAAGTTCCAGGTGCTCTGTCAACTGAATCGTAATATCTCCATCTTCTTTTTATTTTACTATTATCTAAAATTATTCTTTTTAATCCACCAGAACCTCTTGGGTGCTGAACGATTGTCAAAGTTTCCCTTGCGCCAGAGGCTGTTACTTGGTAAAAGTCTCCGTCATCAAAGTCGTTTGTTCCCGCTGTTGTAGAAAATTGAATAATATCTCCTACACTAAATTTACTTCCGTCATCAACTGCAATAGTAGTGTCGCCTACTGCGTTTGTTGTTGAAGTTGAAGCAACTAGTGCTGTTGATATTTCTTCAAAAGCTGTAGCACTTGGACAAATAGATACTTGTAAACTATTTCCGTGTGTTCCAGCAGTTCTAGCAGCGAAAGTACCTACGATACCTTGACCTGTAGAATAATTATTTTGGTAGTCATCAGTGTTTTTAATCAACGTGCTTGATCCACTCGCTGACGCATTTGCTAATGACGTATTTTGGGCTCGTACTACTCTCAAAGCATTACTATATTGTAAGAAGTTAGCCGCTGTGAAAAAATACTCAAAGTTAG